GGATCTATCTGACTAGAATCATTATCTTTGTCATCCATAGTTGGATTATATTCTATGGGATTACCTATATCCGTATCCATATATGTATTAAAAGTCTATTTTTTTAAGCCTCACTTTCCTCATCACTCTCCTCATCATCATCTACAACAAAGCCGGCTAAATTACCATTATCGTCCGCATCTTCATCTTCATCGGAACTAAAATCTTCATCTTCTGTTTCACATATATCTGTATCGTTTTCATCGTAGTCTGAATCATACTCTCCATCCGAAAAATCATCTATGGGTCGCTCCGTAGGCTCTAACCGGGTGGGTTTTTTAGAAATACGTCCTGAACGAGTTACGCGGGTTGTCATTCGTAATTATACATTGTACAATCCCTTTTAAATATATTTAGGCCTAAAAACGATAGTACGATTGCTCGCTTCTTCAACGAGTAATCGTTCTGTTTCCTTTAGTATTTTGTCGCCTAAACTTGCCATTTCATCCTGTGTATCTGGATCTATATCTATGAAGTACAACGCTATTTCGTTAAGATCTTTTACAGCGAGTTCTGTGTATTCTCGAGCTTCAAATACATGTTCCATGTTATCTTTAGCCATGTTCATGTTGGTCAAAAATGAACCGTACAGATCTGGGTGTATACCAGAATATTTATGCGTTTCTTTTATTAAACTTTCTAGATACACTGGACTACTTTTAACTTTTGTTATGTTGGTAACAATTATAAAAAACAATATTACGAATAACAAGAATATCATGTTATAACGCTCTTACTATTTTATCAAGAAGATTATGTGAGCGAGTTTTACAATCACACAATTGTTCCATGACAGAATTTTGTTTTATCCTGAATTGTACTTTTTGTTTTTTACATCCCGGACAAGATGCGTTTGTATTTATGATGTGCATTTTTTTACTTTTTTTATTTATGGAAATGACTTTGATTTCTTCTTCCTTGATTATATATTTTTTAATAAAATTAGATAACATATCGACAAGAGATTCCCCACTTGACTCGTCGGGTTTAAGTATGGGTTGACAAAATGTATGTGGTTTGTATCCATTGGGATACAAAGTTTTATAAACTTTTTCCGGAAGTGCGTGCCTTCTACCACCAAAATTTTTACAATATCCATACTTTCTACCTTTCATAGTTTCGCATGTACAAAAACATTTTTGATGAATCATATCACCTTCTATTAAGAACCATACATGATTGGAAGCATGGGAACGTCCTAAATTTTCACAATATTTAGATGTCGACGATACGAGATATGTTTTTTCACGTTTATATATTTTAACAATTTCCGATTTATCTTGACCATCTATATTTTTACGAATAAAAGAATTTATATGATCTGTGGTTTCGTAATCCGTAAAAACATCTTTCGTATCTTTAATATCGAAAGATCCTTCTTCCCGCATAGAACCCTCCACGACCACATGATTTTTGTTTTGTGTGCGCAATGTAGCCATATGTAAAAGTTCTATACACGGATCTTGATCAAAAATATATTCCAACTTTTTAGATTCTTGTATGTATAACATGACAGGTTTATATTCTCCTTGTGTGACTTTGCCTTTATCACACCCTTCACACCCTCGACCCTCACACGCTTCATGTTTTGCCTTTTTATGAGACCAAGGCATACGAAACCCACTTCCTTTCGTATTTCTTTTCCCATTTCCATACACTGCGGTATCCACTATATCTTTCCACATTCTTCCCGGGAAAAGAATATCTAAAGTCGATACTATATGCGAGTGTAAGGCTATAGCAGAACTACTGTCTACTATAAATTTGGGCCAGTTAATATGGATACCATGTTTAATTTGCTTCCCAACTTCCTTTGGTTCGGCTATAGAAATTAACGCATTTTTACCCCCAAAAAATGCGACACGATCACAAATAGCCCTAGAAACTTCTTTTAAATGTTCAAATGTTAAATGTTCATCACTTTTATAGTCTAAATCTACGAAAAAATTATACGTATCCGTCTTTTGTTCGACGACGTATATCTTTTCACCACTTTGTACAGCTTTGATGTACATGTCATAAAATTCATTCAATTTATCAAACGGGACGGATAGTATTCCACCATCCATGAGCACGTGTGATAGATTGGATCCATTGCAAAATCCTTGTCGTCTACACCACGACTTAAACATACTTACGTTATATTGTACTTAATTTTTTAATCTTCTTCTTCGTGCCAAATCGATCGACGATACGAAACATCTATAAATTCTTCATCTTCGGTTACGAGTTGTTTCTTTAAAACTAAAAGTTCGTATACAGTTTTAGTTTTAATTTCTTCAATATATTTCTCAGCTTTATCTTCCATATACGATTTATGATCTATGAGTATATCTTTGATTTGCTTGAGAATGTAGTTCTTAGACTTCATTATTTAATAGCAAATGATTTTCTATTGAGAGAAGACACGCACGTGTAGAACTCTGGATTACGTACGACGTTTTTGACTATCCTATCCCATCTACGTCTCCCATTGAATTCTTGTAAAGTGTCGAAACTCATGAAATCATTTTCATCGTATGTACGTTTCATATTAATCTTTTTTGTATGCATCTTATGCTTTTCTTCGTTAAAACGTCGTATTAATTCTTGTTGATCGGTCCTGGAATAATTTACAAAAAATATGAATACGTTATATTCTAAATCTACAGTTGGACTTTCTTTAACCGTAAATGAATAGTGTGTATAATCACACTTTTTTAAAGATACGACTCCTCTTGTTTCTTCTTCTAGTTCCCGTAAAGCTGTACGTAACGGGTTAAATATTTCTCTTCGTCTACACCCTCCGGTGACGAATATCCACTCTTTAAATCTTTTATCTCTCACTGTTAGGAATCTCGCAGTTCCATCATGAAATGACACTGGTATGGCGATGGCTTTATGTTTCTTCATTGCTCATAGCACTCTATAATCCCCTGATAAGTTTATTCGCTCGATTCCTCAACAGGGATTTTCACGGGTTCCTCCTTACCGACGGGAGACGGCTTCTCTACGGGAGCCTTGACGAGTTGGATACGGGAGGGGCGCTCCACGATGACGGGACGCTGCTTCTCGTTGACGGTGTTCTTAAACTCTTCCATATCTTGCCTATTCTTTTTGAATTCATTGTAGATGTAGAGGGTCGCAACTAAACATAATACTGCGGCGACGATGGTTGCGGTTTCACGATCAAAAGCAAACATTATGGTATTTTAAGTATTCTTTTTTTTAAGCACTAACAATCGCGCCCATAGCTACTTTATCGTTCCTGGGGCACTCATATCCATGCTGAGCGAATTGAACTTCATTATAGTGTCCGTCTTTACACGGAGCGTTCTGTGTGGGAATATATTGATTAAGAGTTCCAGATTTAGGATCGTAGGTGATCATAAAAACGAAAGCCAATAAAAACAAAAAGACTAACATTTACTATTAATTAGGATTTAATTACTATATAACAAGCCTGCCATACCATTTTCTATGCGTAAAATGTTATAGTTAACCGCATATATGGGCGTTCCAAAAGTTCCAGCGTCGGTGAGAAGACGAGCACTGTCTACACGACTGAAATTTAAACTTCCCGTGGGCTGGAGCTTGGCGGTATCTAAGCAGAAGGGATAGAGGAAATGGTGATCGATTTGACTATCGAGATTGTAGAAAGGGGTGTGGTAATAGAGAGAGGTTGTCGAGTAATTCGAAGCATGCTTCGCGTCTCCAACATCGGTACCATTGATCTGAAGCTTGACATTACCATTCTTGAAATCGAGACCACCATCACTGTCGTGAGATGCCAAAAACTTAACGGGGTGATTAAAGGAAAGTTCCTGGGTGGCAGTGCCAGAAGCAACCATCTTTTGAGTTTGGGTTATGAGCATGTTCTGGGGTGTGTTCGCGAGAGTGGTACGCTCATCGGTGTCGAGGTAAATGAATTGAGCATGAACCTCATAATCGGTAGCTGCGGTGGTTGCCCACCTAATACGAATCTCTACATCGTGATATTGTAAAGCAACTAAAGGAAGAGCGGACTGAGCATTTTCACAGAAAGTGAAATGGAGAGGGTAAAATCCCGACGCGTTCGCACTCGCAGCGGCAAGAGACTTGGAATACGTCTGCGCGAGCATCGCAGGGGCGATGTCTTGAGAGAACTCAGAGGTCTGAGTGTCGATAACCTGACCTCCCACGATTAACTCTACCTTCTCAATTTCACCCCGCCACCCACTTGGAGATACATTACGTTTGACACGGTTAGTTATGTAAACGTAGCCGAGAAGATCTCCCTTACGTTCGAAACGAACGGAGGACATACCACCATTGGTGGGGTTGCCCTGGATAACCTGCTTCTCAACAGTTTGGGCGAAGTTTGTATGACGTTTATAGTTAGACCTAAAAAATGACACCTCGGGTTTCCCTACGATATGGGCATCTTGGGCACCAATGGCGACGAGTTGGGCAATTCCACCTGACATTTTATATTATACTGAGTTTTTATTTTTAAGCTCAAAACAATGGGACCTGTGGATGAATAGACTCTGTGAGTAGAAGTGATAGAATTCCGATCATCGCGAGTCGACCGTTGACGAGCTCGGTCTCAGGCTTCCAAGGTCCCTGGACGTATCCCTCATCCTCCGGGTTAGCGGCGGTGCCGAGGAAAACCAAGGATGCGACAGCGATGGAGAGTCCGATGTTATCGTGGAACTGTGCGCTGATAGGGTTACCAGTCATGATCTCATCGACCACCGCGGAAGTGAAACCAATCATGGCCGCGCGACCGTTAACGCGCTCCGCGACCGCTAGAAAATCGTTGGGGCGGTCGATCTTTGCGAAACGAGAACCCTCCTTGCTCGCCCGTACTACGGTGCGAACAGTGCGAGACTTAACCCTGAACTTAGATTGAATGGGAGTGGTAATGGCGGGCCTGAGAGTGGCGATGCAAGACATTTTGTACTTTACGAAAGCGCTTTTTCTTTAAATCACTAGATTTTCGAGATCCCCGACACGTTTGACGAGGGATGCGACTAATAGTTCCATCGTCGCGACTTTATTCTTTTCGGATTGGAGTTCTTCTTTTGTGGTTTGGAGTTCTTCTTTTGTGGTTTGGAGGTCGGTCCTAGTGGTTTGGAGAGCTTCTGCGTTATGATCTACAAAGGGTATATCTTCAAATTCGGGTTCAGGATTCTTTTCGTGCTGATACTCCATGATAATTTCTCGCTTTGTTTTGGTTTCGTCTATGCTACCAG